CTACATTGTCAGTTAAATAATTCTGTTTCTGGAATTCTAGCGTCTGTAATGAGTGCTGTTTGGGTTTTGTTAGGAATTACTATAATACTTAGGGCATAAAATATGCTAGATTTTATTGTTAATGCTATTTCTTCTTTAGCAAATTGGCTTAAGGATCTTCTTGAAAGCTTTTTTCTTTATTGCTACCAGCTTTTATTAGCTGGTCTTTCTAATTTGATGGATTTTATACCGGTTCCAGACTGGGCTTTAAATCTTCCGCAGTTATTAATACAAATACCCTCTTCTGTAGTCTATTTTGCTAATATGTTTGATATTGGTTTTGGTATGTCTATAGTTTTTTCAGCTCTTGGTATTAGATTTTTAATTCGAAGATTACCTTTTATAGGCTAATATGACTTCTGCATATGTGGGATTGCCGGGTTCTGGCAAAAGTTATGGTGTTGTTGAAAATGTTATTCTCCCGGCTTTGAAAAAAGGTCGTACAATTTGGACTAATATCCCGTTATTGATGGATCAGGTTCTTAAGGATTTTCCACAATCCGATGTTACTATTTTTAGTGTTGCTGAAATTAAATTAAATGAAAATTGGTTTTCAGAAGTTTTGCCTAAAGGTGTTCTTTTTGTAATTGATGAAGTTTGGGATTTGTGGCCGTCGGGTCTTAAAGTCACTAAAATGATAGAAGGGCATAAAGAGTTTTTAGCTAAACATCGTCATATTGTTTCTAACGGAATTTCTACAGAAATTGTTTTAGTCACTCAAAATCTAAATCAGATTTGTTCATTTTCTAGAGAATTAGTTGATACTACATACATGACTAAGAAAATGTCTTCTGTAGGCTTTAGTAAATCTTTTAGAATTGATGTTTATACGGGTGCTGTCACTGGTCAACGTCCTCCAGAAAGTTTATTGATGAGACAAATTCCCGGTAAGTATAGAAAAAAAGTATATAAATATTATGTTAGCCACACTCAGAGTGACGACGGTGTCGGTAACGAAGCTAAGACGGATGGTAGGGCTAGCGTTTTAAAAGGTAGTGCTATGTTTTTCATTATTGCACCTTTTGTTTTATTTCCTATGTCTTATTTTCTTCTGAAAAGTGCGTTTTTTCCAGATGATGATGTTGTTTTGGAGGCTAAGACAGTTCAGGAAAGTTCTGTTAATAATTCTGTTAGATCTGAGCATGAACAAAAAAAAATAAAACAATCTAAGAGAGTTGTTTTTAAAAGTGACCCTAACCCTCTTTTGAACGGTTCTCTCTATATAACGTCTAATATGACGTTCGGCACTACTCCGCATTATATTATATCTGTAGAACATGGCGACAAATACGCTGAATTCGATTCTAAGCAAATTAAACGTCTCGGCGGATCTATCTCGATTATTTCTCAGTGCTTAGTTAAGATTAGCGTTAAAAAAGTCGATCGTTATGCTTACTGCAAAAAAGATAATAACGTTGATATTGTCGGTCGTGGTATTTCTAATTTTTCGAGCATGGTTAATTGATAGTTTTTAGCGTCCTTGTCAGTTATATAGCTTATTACCATATTCCAAAAATGGATTGACCGTAATACAAAAATGGTATATTGTGTATTTTCACTCAAGAGGCGAGAATATGAAGATTGCTCAATTGAAACTTTTGTTCGATGAAGGTGTTGTAACTGATGCTAAAATCGTCCCGTCTATAACTAGTGGTTATTGGGTTGAGGTCAGGCTAAAAAAACGTTGGGTTTCTATTGATCGTCGCCGTGATGAGGACGGTGTTGCGCACTACAGCACAATTGATGCTGCATATAGTGCAATAATATCTATCGGTTTCAAAGACCAAGGACTGAAGCTTTCACATTTCGAAAAATGAATAGTTACTATCGATTTAACGAATAGAATTATTTATATTATTATCAATATAGAACTTTAACTACTTTGAGGAATTTTTATGAAAGAACGATTAGAGTTAATAAAACGCTTACAAGAGTATCGAGACAAATTCTTTATGGGCAATAGCTCCGCTCATCACATCGACTTACTTATTCAGGATTTGAAAGCCGAAGAAGATGAAGACTAACATCCCTTACTGATTAGCCGCCTTTAAAAAACCTAGTTTGACGAATATAAAGGGATCGATGCGAGATAATCCCGTTCGTTCCGGCGAACATGAAGTGAACGCTTTTCAACCCAACTTGATAAACATTGTTATCACGGTTACATTAATACTGCGGCGAATTTGTTTTAACTAGATCTTTGTTGATCGTCGCTAAGAATATTTGAAAATTAACTTCGGTAGAGCGTTATTCGCAGTTCGTTTTGATTTTCATGGTTCGAAAACAAAAAAGCTCCAAAGTGTTTCCGCACTTTAGAGCTTCCGATCAGAGATCTTTTTGTTGCACCACCCGTTGAGATAGTACTAATGAGAATATTAGCACACCACGATCTTATTTCTATAGCTTCCTGCTATTTTTTTGATTCATTTGTATCCAATCTTTGTTTTCACATATCGAACCTGTTCGCGGTACGCGAATCAGGTCGTATATGTGAAAATCACCTCGGTATTAATACGAAATATGCCGCCACGCTAGTTAGAGTAGGTCTGTGGAAAATTCGTTTGTTTTTGGGGGCTTATAAATGAGCACTCAGAATCAATCAATTGATCCTTATCTTGTTGGTCTTGATAAAGAGACCGGTGAACTCAAGTTTTTTGATCTTCAAGATGACGGAAAGCTAACTGAGCACTATTCTCGTGCGCAAGCTGTTGCTCGTAAGTACATGATGTTATCTGCTGTTCGAGAGATGCTGCCTGTTAAGCTTGAGTTGCCATCCGGTAAATTGATCAAACCTCGTACAAGATTCTGCTTAAGAGGCGTTGCTACGACGGCATCATCAAATCCGAATGAGCACGTATCTATATATAAGTCGAAAGAATTTAATACAGCATCTTATAAAAATTTAATGTTATGTGGTGCGGGTCATGCTTGCCCTGTTTGCAGATCAAAGATTTCTGCTCGCAGAGCTGAGGAAATAAAAGAGTATATAGTCAAACATGAAGACGCTGGTCACAAATGCCAAATGCTTACTTTTACATTTTCTCACACTAAAGATGATGATCTATACACTATAGTTAAGCGTCTGAAATCTGCATACCGTGGTTTTAAAGAATTGCGAGCTGTAAAAAATGTTAGAAAGTTAATTGGTGAATTTGAATTTGGTTCTGTTTCATCTTTTGAAGCAACTCATAGTTTCGCTAACGGTTGGCACCCACATCTGCATTGTCTTTGGTTTGTAAAAAACGGCACTAACAAAGAGGCTGTACATGAAGCTTTAGCTACGCTTTGGTGTGACTATGCAGAGAAAAAAGGCTTGGGTCGTCCGTCAGAAAAACGCGGTTTAGATGTTCGTGATGCTGACGATATAGCAGCTGATTACATTTTGAAAATAGGTTCTGATTGGGACGCATCAAAAGAAATTACTAATTATGCGAGCAAAAAAGCAAAGGGAGATTCACGAAATCCGTTTCAATTAATAACAAGTTTCATGGATGATGATGATCAATCTGCAAAAATGCTTTTTATTGAATATGTTGCAGCGACTCACGGAATTCATATTATAGATGTAACAACGAAATTGAAAAAAAATTATGGTACAAAAGATTCAGATAAAACTGACGAAGAACTTGCTGAAGAGTCTACAGATAAAGCTGATTTACTTGGTTACTTGACTCGTGAACAATGGAAGATTGTTGTTTTGAACTCATCTAGAAAATTCGACGCTCGCGCTTTAGTTTTATTGATTGCTGAACGTGAATTTTCTAGAGTGAATTATTTTATTGAAGGTTTACGAAAACGTTCTGTTAAGTATGAACAATATCAAGATTTGCCTGCTTGATTTTCTTCTCTGAACTCTCGTGTTTTAATTATATGAATTATTTCATCTGCGTTAATACCGAGAGTTTCGCCTAATTTTTCAAGCTTCTCAATTTCAGTTTTTAACGTTGTTTTGTAATCTTCCTTTTCTTTTACTTGTATCATTTAGCCATACTCCATTTACTTATGTGTACTAGATTAACATCTATATGACACATCTATAATGAAAAAGTATTACTAATATTTAGCGTTAGTAAGTGCATTGATCTGCGTATTTAGTCGATATCTAAACCATATTTTTTTGTAAGCCTTTCGGCTTCTTTTTCTAAGTACTCGTTAATTATATTCGAGACCGGTACTATCTTACCTTTTTCATTAGTTCGTTTGATAGCCAACTTTTCCCATTTTTCATAGGTAGTCTCTTTTATCCTAATTGTTGCCATTTTTGCAGGTCCTGAATTTTTTAAAATTAAAACGTTGTTCATTATTGCATTTAACCTCTAATTATGATAGCAGTGATTCCTAACTATGTTCGTTGTGACAATGTTGCAATATTTTAATTATCTTGTAAACTGAGAAAAGTTAATCAATGAGAGGATTTAATTATGCAAGTACAAATGACCGGAACGCTTTTAGGAACTAAAAAAGTAGATTTTGAAAATTGGCAGCATGTAAATTTATATATTTTGGTTTCAGTTAAAAATGGTGACGGACAACAGTCACAAAAATTCAAGTTTCAAAAAGCATTTTCTGAATATGAAAAGTACGTAACTATGATCGGTCAAACTATTGAAATTGAGGGAGAGCTAGAAAGTAACGACAAAGGTGACCAGACTATAGCAGTTACTTCTATAGTTCCGATTGCAGGAAACATTAAGAAATTAGCAAAAGCGTAATGCCATTGATTATGCTTTGCGACGGTGTCGTATCTGAAAACCTAGATGCTTCCCCGGCTTGTTCGGAAAGTTGGACAGTTACAGATTACGTAATTGTTCAACCCTTCGATATTGCTTCTCTAGACCCTTTGGTTTTAGCAGAAGCTTTTGGTGCTGGCTGGATGATAATAGCTATGTATTGGTCTGTTACGTACGGTTATCACTTAATTTTAAACTTCATAAAAAGGTAATTAGTATGGATTATACAACTCTTATAGCTGCTGTAGATTTTGCAACTGTTCAAACTGCAATTCTTGGTGTCTCAGTAGCGTTGGCAGGATTGTTTATAAGTACCCGTGGTGCACGAATAGTGCTTGGTTTCATGAAACGATAAAGGAGTTTAGGGATTAAGGGGACGCCTTTATTTCCTAAAAAAATTAATGACAGATTTATATTATTTTACATTTTTCGTTATAGGCATAATATGCGCTCAATCAACCTTTTCTCGGTTTTGATTTTATTTTTTAATTCTTATTCTTATTCTACTACTGAATATAAAGCTACGACAACGTATGGCAGTGTACAACACGACACAGGGTGGCTTTGCACTAGTGCTGAACATGCATGTAATACACTTTATAGATTGTGGGTTCCTTCTGAATTTTCAGATCAATATAGAAGTCGCGGGGCTTATGCTGGCTCTACATCTTGCGCCTATCAATCTGCTCAATCTATAAATTCCAATGGTGATATAAATTGGGGGCTAGTTTCAATCAGAGGAAATTACGAAACTCGTAATACTATGTCTTGTGATGCTGATGAAACTATAGAAGATGAATGCCCACACCCTTATTATAAATATGAAGATGCTGACGGTATTGATGTTTGTACTAGTCCTTGCGAATATTTTAGGTTTCAAAATCCTAATGAAACTCATTTAACATCTTTTTATCCAGATAGTTTTTTGGCTTTATACGGTGAAACACAACCCTTAGATTATGTTTGTGATTACTTAATTGATGGTGTTGCATGTGAATTTGTTAGAGATCTCTATACGCACATAGATGTACCTGAACCTGGTTTTCTTACAGATTACAATTTAACAGGAAATGAATGTCAAGTAGGAGAATGGGGTGATGACAATCCTGCTGCAAACCCAGATCCAGGAGATGTAGAGGGTGGCTGTACTGTTGTTTGTTTTGGTAATTGTTCTGATATATGCGCTGAGGTTGATGGTGATGGTGTTTTAGATGATTTCGATGGTTTAAGCGATCCGGATCATGACTCTATACAAGAAGATCCTGATATTCCGATAATTTGTTATTACATACCGACTGCTCCCGGATGCCCTGGGACTAGCACAGATCCGAATGGAGATACGGGAGATGGAGGTGATGGAACAGGTGATGATTCGGGTGATGGGTCCGGGGATACTGGAACAGGCGACGGCGGAACTGGTGATACTGGAACAGGAACTGGCTCTGGTGATGGTGGAACAGGAACTGGCACTAGCGGAACAGGAACTGGCTCTGGTGATGGTGACGGAGGAAGTGGTACTGATATCGGAGATATTGATTTTGGTAACCAGGCTTTTAGCTCGCCTGGTATTTTTGCAGGCTCAACTATTACAGAGTCAAATACATTATTCTTCGAAAGACTTTCACAAAGTCCTATTTATTTGATGTCTAGTGCTGCCAGTGTTGCTTGGCCCTCAGGCGGCACATGTCCTACCTTCGAAATGAATGTTTTTGGCTCTACAGTTTCAAGTGAC